GTATGCGATGGGATTCAGTAACATTCTTTTTTTATATAAATTTTTTTAAGAGTTTAAGAGGATGGTATTACCTAAAAATAAGTTACAAAATCCCATCGCATACCCACCCCCCCTATACTTCATACTGTATCATTTAGCTTTAATTCTTGATTGTGTTAGTTCGCAGATTGTATATTCTGCGAAGTGAAAGAATGAGTTTATTATATGTTACAACCCACCATGCTACCCAATACTCAATCCCATATACAATTACTTACTAGCTTAGACATATAACTGCCAACCTAAACACCGTATACATAGGCTGTACTATACCTTTAATAGTCAAGTGTGCTACATTACTTGGTTTCTTAACTCCTGTATACGCTGTTCTAACTCTTCAGGGGGGATATTCATGTTTACATTCAATGTCCTTTTATCAGACCGCTCAGGGGCGTAAACTCCTGTTATCTTATTTATCTCCTGCACGTATGCAAGCCTAGCTTTAAAGTCCTCGCCGGCTATATCTCCATCTTTGGTATAAGATACCGCTTCTAAACCCTCCATTAAGACCTTATTAACCTTGCTATTCTTGCCAATGACCTTACCCCTGTAAAGATCTTCTATTAACGCTTCTCTGAAGTTTACATTACTCATGTGCCGAGATGCGATCTGCGAGGGGTTTTTGGTCTTATGGAATTTTAAAACGCTTCTGGTTACGTCTAAACCTTCACCGGCTTTGATACCTGCTACTACATCAGCCACCACCATGCGTTGTTTTTGACTTAGAGCATGAGGGTTGTCAGGTTGTTTTTTTATCATAATCTATTATAACTCATGGCAACTTGACATAGATTATCCTATTGTGATAGTATTTACATACTAATACTAGTAATATACTATTATTATAATTAATAATTAACAAAGGAACAAATGAAAATAGAAAATATGAGTCCTCTTAGTAAAGCCGACATATCAACCTCTATCGAGGAACTGGCAACGGTAGCCAGGTGGGAGATAGAGCAAGGGTACATGATAACCGGAAGAGATATACCAGACGACCTGTTAGAAGTAGTTATAAATTCACAAAACTAAATGGAAGTTAGAATCATTGCCTATGAATCAAGGGATTATATCGAATATTTGGTTATAACCGATAACTTTACCGAGTTACTTTATACCCAGGACAAAACTATTATCAATTTAAAATAAAACTATGACAAAAAAATCTTATCAAAGTGGTGGTATATGGTGCGGGCACGCTATAAGTCCTATTCTCGCCAGAATGAGCAGTGACGGTCTATCAATCCGGCTTACCACTAAAGGTTTTCACAAATTAGACAAAACTATCAGTTTCAAAGATGAGTTATTGGCTTATCAATTTTTTACTAGTTTATCCGTTAGATAAAAACTATGACTCCAATAATAATCAAGAAAATAGGTAAAAACGTCTTATATATTATAGACTCGTATAGTCCTAAGGGGTGGGGTTTTATGGTTGAAGCTGCCAGTAGTGGCTTAACTGACTATCCCATTGTATACGATAATATAGAAATACCCCGTGTAGCTTACGACTACCCAGAACGGTTAACTAAAAAAGTCCGTGAAGCCTTCAACAAAAAAATGTTATCCGTTTATAAGCTTAATAATCTTATATGACACAATACGACTTTATAACCTGGTTAGAATCCAACGGTTATAAGTTACAGTTTGCTAGTTTGTGTGGTAGATCCTCCAACCTTCAGAAATATTATCGATACACAAACGGTAAGTTATACATAACAGTTAAAATCAATCAAGAAAACTAGCCGGATATAATCTAAATTAAAACCCTTTAGAGGTGCGTAACGCCCTTTAAAGGGTTTTTTTTGGTTTATATACAAATGATTATATTTATATTAATACTAGCTATCATATTGTGGAAATTAGACGATTAAAATACCTATGCCAGACTTCACCAGATGCCCTACAAATGATTTTAATCAATGGGGGATACATACACCACCACCCTAAAGCTATGTTATAATAACTATTGACTTCGAGTACGAAGGATAGACAGGGAGTAAATTCCATTTCCCAATATATAAGGAAAATTCTGGAAACCTAAAACTCCCCGTGGGCGAGGGCGATCCCAAGACTTTTTCCCCGATTTTTTTTCACTTTCGGTTTTTAAGAATACTTTTTGATGAGGTTTTCTAATTCATCCCTGGAGAATTTGTTGGACTGAGTGTTGGACCGTTGTACCAATTGCTCTACCCATTCCTTACTGTGGAGACTGATAAGGTTTAAGGTGTAGGTTCCTAAGTTACCATGAAGCCATTTATTGCACCGAGGACATTGACAATGCAGGTTGTCTTCATCGAAGTCTAGCTTGCCGTGTCTGTAGTGTCCGGCTTGATTGCCCGGTTGAGGGCAAGTAAAACATTTACCCTTATCTCGTTTTACCACCCATTTGTGAAATGCAGATTCGGCTAGTCTTTTAAGTTTGGGTAAAGGTCGTAGACTTTTCTTTCGTATACGTTTCATTTTACATTTACATAAACAGAAACTAAGAGGGCAACTACACAAAGAGAATACAGGATGTAATCAGTGTACTTCATAGGCTATTATACAACTACTTGATACATTGACATAGTTTTTAAAAGGAATAAAATTATAATATATGAGACCAGATAATGAAGTTAGAAATCTCAATTCCAGTAACAAGCCCGTGGGTCGTGGTCTCATAACTTCTCCTGCGGGCTTTTTAGTGGAATGGAGGTGGTGAATGGACGGGTGGATAAAACTACATAGAAAAATACTTGAATGGGAATGGTATGGTGACCTGAACACTAGGGCGTTGTTTATTCATCTACTTTTGACGGTAAACCATAAAGATAATAAGTGGATGGGAATAACAATTTTATCGGGGTCTAGGGCTTGCTCATACCAGACATTATCAGAAGAGACGGGAATTACGGTACAATCTGTGAGAACATCAATCACTAAGCTAAAATCAACAGGCGAACTAACAAGCAAGAGTAACAATAAATATACGTTAATTACCGTAAATAACTATAATCTATATCAGGAAGTAACAAGCAAACTAACAAACGAGCAACAAGCAACTAACAAGCAACTAACAACAAACAAGAATGATAAGAATGATAAGAAGGAGAGATACACTACCATTGAGAGCATCACCGAAAAAGAGATAGCCTTAATAGCTGAAAAATACCAAACACCTAATTCCTTTGTCAGGTCTCGACTTGACGATATGGTGAACTGGATTTCCGCTAAAGGCAAGGACCCTTACAAGAACCATTACTCTGCCCTTTGTAACTGGGTCAAAAAGGACGCATTAAAAATTAAACAAGGAGGTACGAATGGAAAATTCGTTATTGCCGATATCTAAACCAGTTAACTACCTGGCCTCAACCCCAACACGAAAGTGGGAATTAAGTTATGGGGGCAAGGATAAGTTTTATCTCACCGACACGGAGCGTAATGCTTTTTTAAAAGCCATTTATTCTGGAAGCGATACTGTTCAAGTGGGACAAATGACTCTCACTAAATTTTTTAAGTACATTGTTCCAATAAAGCAACCAACTAAGTCAGCAAGCATCGTAGAGTTGGTAACTATTTCAGAAGAACAAAGACTGAAAAATATAGAAAAGATTAAAGAGATTAAAGATAAATTTAAATGAGAATCCTCAACATTAAAGAACCTTATTGGAGTGCATGGAAGTATGGCTGGGAGAAAGGTGTAGCCGGAATAGGAATCAGCAACGAAGTCATAGGAGAAGCCTTAAAGAACAAGTGTGACATTTACCTTTACATTGGTAGAGACCCTACGCTTTACTCTATCAGTCCTTTTGAGGTTTTAGAACTTTCAATGAAATACAACTCTAAAAAAACGGTGGCCCAAGGAGTGAGAGTAGCGGTGATTCCTCAAGATGCTTTAGTCCCGGTGATAATGACTACTTGATACCTTGTCTTAGTTATATATCTATGATAGAATAAGCGTATGAAGAAAATAAAATTTAGAATAGGCGTAAAACATTCCATATTTAACTCTGAACTTAGGAAAAGAAGGATTAAGAAAGGATTATCACAGGAAGGTTTGGCCGACATTTTAAATATTGGTGTAGGAACTATCAGTAGCTATGAAACTTTTAAAAAATGGCCGACAGAAGTAAATGCCAAAAGGTTGTCAGATTATTTTCAAGTTGATATCCAGACCATTTTTCCTGAATGGCTAAAAGAATTTAAACTATCTAGGTCTTCTTATACTACTGAGTCCATTATTACTGAAAACATATTACCAGCGATGGTAGAGAAATTATCAATCGGCACTGGTTATATGGAAGAGAATATGGAACAAGAAATTGACCAAGAATTTTTAGAAAGTACCATAAACAATGTTCTTAAGAATTTAACTGAAAAAGAAAGGAGTGTGATAGAAAACACATTCGGATTAAATGGGCATCAGAAAAAAACCCTCGGGGAAGTTGCCAGAATGTATAACGTAACCCGTGAAAGGATACGACAGATTCGAAACCGTGCTGTAAGAAGATTAAAACATCCCGTCTCTAGAGAAAAATTAATATCATTTACATAAGTCTAACTGATACCTTGTATTAGATGTATTACTATGGTAGAATATATTAATTATAAATTAAATAAATATGTCTAATCAAACAAACGATATGCTAGCCGACCAAGCGATTGAGACAGTCGATGAGGCTATGAAGTTAAATGACACTATTCCTGAAGAAGCCAGACAACAACTCTTTAATGAAGAGTATCAAAGATTAATGGAGGCAGAATGAAAACTAAATTAACAAAAGCCCCATGTAAACACAAATTTGTATTAGTTGGGTTTAATCGTAACAGTTGGGGGGAAATTACAGGTACCACTATTTTCTGTGAAAAATGTGGTTTAGTTGTTAAAAAATGATATGAAACTCAAAACTATAGTGAAAATAGTCTGTGCCAATGTCCCTAAGTCTACCAATCCTAAAGAACTTTACAGAATTTTCTTAGAAGTAGTTGATTCTTTACCGGATGATGAAGAAGAAGTAATCAATGCCATAGATGAAGCTACTGGTGACGGAGAAGAGATTGGTGACTTACAGGATGAAGATACCGAAGAGGGTGGAAGACAAGACCCTACGTTTAAAAGTGCAGTAGACGAAGATGACAACTAATAGCGAAAAGATTTTAGCCACAATAGACCACCTTTATTGGTTCAAAGATATGCTTGACGAAGAGAACCAAAAAGACTTTATTAAGAGTATTAAATCTTTAATAAATCTAATTACTACCGATTAACTCAAAGCAGGTCTCCAACTTAAAGGTTGGGGAGAGGAATCAGTATCATCTCAATGGGTGCTACTGGCTTCTCCTTAGCTTTATAAGTTATAAAATTTATAAAGTTTATAAGTTTAATAAATATGATTGATAAAAAAATAGTATTTACCTACCATGCCAAAGAAAGGTTTGGGGAATGTAGGTTTAAATCTGAATCCCAAGCTATAGATAGTTTTAAAAACTCTGTAGAAGATACCGGAATCTCTAAATACAAAGATATTGTGAAGCATAAAGAAGAAAAATATTCCGAACAAAAATCTACAAAGTACAGCCGAAACGGAACTATTATCTTTACTTACACAGAGAAGACCGATAAATTCTCACACGATGATATTTATTTAATTATTACTGTGACCAATCAGTTAGCCAGTAGTGGAGTAAAAGTATGAAAAAACTATTTAACCAACTTACCCAGGAACCCGGATTCACTGTCTTTGCGGTAGTAGTATCAGTATGTTTTACAATTTTATTAATGTTATTTTTTAAATAAAAATATTATGTGTCAAGCCTTCTCACTTCTTATTACTAAATCTAAAAAAGTCTATTGGAAAGCAGGGTTAGATTCTCACGATGAGTTACAAAGTCTATTTCAAAAGAAAGATAAAGAACTCAAAGATGACAAACTCCCGCCTAAAAACACTTTTGCCAGAGTTGAGATTGTACCCGCCAATAAAGACTACCTAAAACCCGATAAATGGGTACTTAAAGTAGACGAAGAAGTTAAACCTACCTGGTGGGATAAGACTTTTGAAAAACCATGTTTTGTGGCTTTAGATAAGTGGAAAGAAAAAATATATGGACAAATAAATTTAAAGGAACTAAATAATCCTGTTCACCCTTTTAAACTAACTCCTCCTAAAAAAATAACCCGTAGACATTTAAGATTACTCAAAGAATGGACTTCGGTGTGGGATTCGGTGAGGGATTCGGTGGGGACTTCGGTGTGGACTTCGGTGGGGGATTCGGTGGGGGATTCGGTGAGGGATACGGTGGGGACTTCGGTGTGGACTTCGGTGGGGGATTCGGTGGGGGATTCGGTGAGGGATTCGGTGAGGGCTTCGGTGGGGACTTCGGTGGGGGATTCGGTGGGGGATTCGGTGAGGGATACGGTGGGGGATTCGGTGTGGACTTCGGTGGGGACTTCGGTGTGGGATTCGGTGAGGGATTCGGTGAGGGATTCGGTGTGGGATTCGGTGAGGGATTCGGTGAGGGATTCGGTGTGGGATTCGGTGAGGGATTCGGTGGGGACTTATATCTCTTATTCCTTCCCGAAAATTAAAACCTGGAAATATGTAGACAAAAGAAAAGCACCATTTAATAAAATTAAAGGTAATCCATTCCGTTCAGCAGTTAAATTATGGAAAATGGGATTAGTTGCATCTTGTGATTCTTATAACAAGATTTGGAGATTACACGGTGGGCCAAAGGCAGAGATTTTATGGAGTGGTACAGTTAAGGATTTGAGTAAGGTATGAAATATATAATCTTTAATAATAAATACCCTGTCTTGTTTTCAGACGAAGTAACTCACTGTGACGTTTCAATAGAGGGAATGAAACCAACCAGTGCTGGACACTTTAAGATTAAAACCTTTGGGGTAAGTGAATCTCTGGGGTTAAGTAGCAGGCCAGAGGATGGTAAGTTAATTAGTATGTTATTAATTAGGAGATAAAGAATGAAATATACAAATGAAAGAATAGAGGAGATTGTTAAAGAACAAATTAGTAATATAAACAACGGGTACAAATTCACCCCTTTGGACGAAAAAATCCTAAGACTTGAATTAGAAAATTTAGTAACTCAGGCTAAGTTAGAACAATTAAGAGGAGATAAAGAATGAAATTTATTTATAAATTAGTAGCTATTGGCTTATTTCTATGGGCTTTTCAAAGAAATACTTTTGATGTTCAGGAGGTTCTCGTAATCATTGGGGCTATTGGTTGGCTTACAATGGGGGAACAAAAATAACCACCCTTAAAAACCTTATTGTGTTAAAGAAAATATGAAACAAAAATTCAACACTAAACGAGAAAGATTTACGTCACTTGCGGTAAGTAGAACGAATAAGGTATTGAAGTCAATTAAGGTTCTTGGACATTGTAATAATCGTTTAATGTATGAGTTTAAACTAAGGGAAATAGATAAAATATTTAATGCTATTCAAAAGGAATTAGACGAAACAAAGTTAAGTTTCAAAATAAGAAAAGGGGTTAAATTTAGTTTTAACGAAAATCTATGACCTTCCACTCTAAAATGCTTATTTGGTTATCTATTTTAATATTATTTGTTTGGTTGGTAGGAAAATTATGAAAAAGTATAAGTACAGCCGGAAACAGTGGCTAAAAATTGCTGATAATCCAGCACTGCTACTCAAAAAGAGTTTGGGTCTTGGTGATGTGACTAAAGATTTGAGAGAGGCTTTACTATCTACTGTTGAACCAAAGAAAGGATGTAAACATGATTGGGTGACATCTTACACCACACCAATAGGTACTGGTTATGAATGCAGTAAGTGTGGAGTAGAAAAAGGGATGGAAGAAAAATGTAATTGCCATTATCAGTGTGGATGCGATAAAGGTGAATGTAATTGTTATTCCCTAAAACCAACCCCAAAGAAAGAACAGGTTGTAGATTTGGGATATGGAGTTACTTGCACGGGATGCCAGAGTAGGTATTGTCATTGTGAAGTTGGGAAAAAGTCAAAGAAACCAATTCATTCTTTACCAGAAAAAATAGACCGTTCTAATTTTGCCAGAGAACCAAACACAAACACCAACACGTGGGAATTGATGCTAAAAATAAACTCTATTATTGATTGGCTTCAGGCCGAAAAGGAGAAGTAAGATGAAACTAGATAATACAAAGTCAAAAATATACAATATTTGTTTGAGCCATATAAACACAGTGAACAGTTTTGTTGATGATGAAGGAATAAACAGGTTTGAAAGAATGGTTCACAAGATTGAACAGTGGGTTAACCAAGAAGTGATTGGTAGTGATGAGGCCTGGGCGGTGGTTGTAAACAACAAAACTATTACAAGAAAGCCAGCGGGGTATAGAAACTTGTTTAGAAAGGAAATGAGACAAAAGTTATTATCACCTGTTACTGATTTAAAAGTTAAGGAGAAGTAAGATTATGAAAATAATAAAGGAAGTAATTGAGTCAATATTATTATCAATCTTAATGGTGACAGCAATATTCTTTTCCGTTGGTTTGCCTATTATCTTGGTGTTTGGAGTACCATTTTTGATTATTGTTTTATTGATTAAGTTGATAATAAAACTATGAAATCTAAACCAACAGAGGGAAAGGGGATAAAACATCCATACGCAAAAAATATTCTTACTGGTGAAGTATTTTATAGTGATAAAATCGGAACTCCAAGTATTATTAAATGTTATAAATTAACCCCAAAAATGACCAAAAAAATAAAAGACCATTTAGAAGAAAACTTAGATAAAAACGGAATATATAATATCTGTCTTGGCTACATCAACACGGTCAACAGTTTTGTTGACGATAATGGAAACAATCATTTTGAACCAATGATTAAAGAATTAAATAGGTATATTCGTGAAGAAATAATTGGAACTGAACCAACAGAAATAATGGTAAATGGAAAAAGAGTATCCGCAAGAGGAGTTTGGTTTAGAAACATTTTAAGGAGAGAACAAATAAACAGATTAACAAAGCCAGTTAAAAAATAACCTATGACCCCTAAATCACTAGATAAAAAGAAAACCAATAAGGCGGAGTGGGAAGATAAATTAGACAAGTTGAAAGAGGAACTTTTGGATAGGGTTGATGAGTTTTTCCCTAAAATAAAACCGAATGGTGGAAATAAAGGCCGTGGTGAAGCGGTTGTTTTAGTTGGATTAGCGTTGGCGGGTTTTTACAAGCTACTCTCCTCTGAACGCCAAAGACTAATTGAAAAAATTGACAAGGGTATTGAGCAATTTTCCGAAATGATATGGGAAGACCTTTCTAAAACTGGTAATTGGATAGACCAACAGGAGGTAGAAGCCAGTTTACAATCATATTTGGATTTATTTAAGCTCTCCGCCATACGAAAGGAGGGTGAATGATAACCGCACAAGCTATATTCTGTCTGTTTATTGGATTTGTTATTGGTTTTGTAACGGGAACTAAGGATGACAAAAAAGGTTGGTGATTTAGTTACTTGTAAGAGGTGTGGTGGTGAGTTTAGGCTAGTCCTTCACAGATTGGTACAGCAATACTGCGATGATTGTAAATTTATCAAAGACAAAGAACACGACAGAGAATATAGAAGGTTATATAGTAAAAATCATAAAATAGGGAGACCAAAAAATGTTTAAACCAAATATAGGATCAAAAGACACTGTTTTACCTACCGAAAATAGGTATGATGAGTGGGTGGATAAAGAAGCTAAAAAATTATTTCTTAAAAACCAGAAAAGAACCCAGATACGAAATAAAAAATATAATGATAACAAACACTTGTAATATACTAGTATTAGGTATATAATGTAGTTAATGAATATAGCTAAATCACAACGCAACCTTAGAATCTGGATGGAGAAAGACGGGTTAGAATCAGAAGACTCCAAAGAACCCACGAAGGAGCCAATAACTTTCCGTAAACTTTCAATGGATTACAACCTTTCAATTCCAAGACTATTAGAAATTATCAATAGGGAGAGAAAAGCACATGGAAGAATCTAAAAGTAATTCAACTGAGGCTCCGGCTTCTGCAACTTATTCTTTGACTTCTAAGGGTGGATTTGGAGTTCTTTTCACCATTAGGAAAGACAGTGGTAAGGAGTTACTAGAAGCCCTAGAACTTCTCGAACCCTCTCTGATAGCAAAAGGTTACAAACCACAGGAGAGACGCAGTTTTGGGGGCGGTAGTGTAGTCAAACCGATAGAATATGTCCCTGACAGGAAGTGTCCATTGTGTTCTCAACCTTTAGTTTACGGTACAACCAAAGACGGAAAGAAATTCATAAAATGTTCGACTCAGAAGTACGATTTCGCCACAAAACAAGCTCTCGGTTGTAAACACATAGAGTGGTCTGATTCTAATAAAGAAGTTGTTGCAGATGTTGTTAGAGATTATTAATTAAACAAAATATGATAAAAAAATCTTTCTACGTTCTGGTACTGTTGGCTGGATTTCTAATAGTTTTTTTCTCCGTTAATGGAACTAATAAGGCGTATGGAACTGAGACTCCCACAAGAACTCCTGTCCCGACAAGAGAACCACGTCCTACCAGGGAGTTAAGACCAACGAGAAGTCCCGAACCAACCCGTGAAGCAAGACCAACTACTGAACCACGACCAACCAGAGAAGCAAGACCTACTAGAGCACTACGATAAGACAAAGCCAGCCCTTCTCAGGGCCAGCTAGGGGCTCTATAGAACATAATAAATTCCAAAGATTGTATAGAATTTTTGTTCGTATAGATTTATCCACCACTCAATAGATTAATATTGGATGGTTGAATAAAAAATTTCACAACAGAGTTTATCACATATTATTTAGCACTTTAATTTGTTATAATTAGTTATTAATATTTGGGTTAAGCAAGTGTTAAGATAAGAGACTCCGTGCTTAACCCACGGAGTTTTTTATTATGAAAAGCAACAGTGGATACATAATCGTATATTACCCCAAAAATAGTGTTTATGATGGTGGAGGGATTCTTGAGCACCGATTCATTATGGAACAGATACTGGGGCGTTCTTTGACTAGTAAAGAAGAAGTTCACCATCTTGACCTCGATAAAACAAATAATTCTCCAAAAAACCTTATTCTCTGCCGTGACCGTAAAGAACATAAGGCGTGGCATCACAAAATAAACCTTATCAAAGCAATAACTTTTTGTTCTAAAAGACATACAAAAAATACAAGACGCAAGGAGTTGGTTGTTTGCAAGAGAGTTGAACCATCATTCATGACGATTAAAAAGCCGACTAAATTTTTTAGCAGTAAACTGGACTAATTGCTAATAATATGTAATAATTACGTTAAAGACCGTTGAAAGGAAGTAATTGCGACTTACCACCATTAAGCGGTCTTTAAGTTTTAAGCCGAGGTCTTTTTGTTAATAACCAGTCAAACCTTTGGTTTTTGCTTCATCACCTTCGAGTTTCCCAGTTAAGTGAGTATCTTTGTCTATACCCTTTAGAATAGCGGTTAGGATTAGGGTAATCCCTGTAGCCAGAACTATCGCCCAATTAATCCTAATCTCTCCGGTAGAAATGTTTATCCCCGTTAAGATAACAGGCAGAACACCTAAAAGTACAACCCGACTCATTTCTTTCAGCCCTTCGATAAAGGGTTTGACGTTTGTATATGTGACTTGCATATTACGGTAAATTTATTCCGAATAACTCTAGGGCTTTCCAAATAAAAGCAATCACTAAAATTATCCCCACGATTGTCAGGATTACTCCCTGAATGAGAAGCCCAACAACGTAATAAATAACGTATAACACCAACCCGACCGCGAGCAAAAACAATAGATTTTTTATCATATTATTTTAATTAATAATTAGCAGTCTTTGTGTCGACTGCTTATGGACTCTTAACGAATAAAGCATACCCAATCAATGGGTAAATTGTGGTTGACACGACCTTGCCCGTCCAAGGATCTGCCATCTTTTGGTCACCCAAAAATAGTACCCAATGGCGGTGTCCGGATAGTAAGACCTCAACCATTACGGGCATCCCTTTTTCAATGCACTCTTTTACCGGGGCGTTTTTGTAACTGTAATTCCTCCAGACGAACTTTACTTTGGGAAAGGCTAACTGTACCCTCCCCCATATTAAAAGGTCTCCAGTATATGCCTTGACCTTTCTCAATCGTTCTGCGACCTGTGGAGGGGTTAAATCATACCCCAGCGTAAAAAGTAACGAAGTGAGGGCAACGGTGGTACAGCCGTAATTGCCAAACGTCCCTCCTCCGAAACCAAATCTAGACCATCGCCAACGCCAATCTCTTTGTGAATATACTCTTGTATTTATCATTGTCTTAATAAATTATAATAATGTAATGAAGCCCAGATAACTACTGCCGGAGTAAGTAACGTGTCTCTGGTATCTAAACCCCAAACGAGTGTTCCTTTGAATATTGAAGCAAGGAAAAGAAGAGTGGCAAAAATAATATCAGCAATAAGAATACATTTACTAAATCTCTTTCTATTAATAGAGGCTATGGCAGAGGAAATTACTACTCCGTAACAGGCTAATCTGAGGTATTCTAGTAAAATGTTCATTTTAGTGAATAGGCGATAAAGGTGGCTATCGCACCGATAATTAAACTAAAAACTGACTGAAAGATGGCTAGGTTAGAGGTGCGTTCCTTTAGTGCCGAGAAGGCAATATTGGTGTCATTGATACTTTTTTCATTAACTGTGGTTCTGTTTTTTATGTCTCCAATCTTTTCTTCAATGTTTGTTACTACGTTAAGAATCACTGCCACATCCTTTTCTACGCTGTTCACTTCTTCGTTGGTTTGGGTTATTTTAGTTCTCATAATTAATTATAGTCTATTTAGACTTTGCGGTTTTTCTATACTCCTCTGGTATTTCGTCATCTAACCCTACTCTTTTAAGAACTCTGATAGCATATTCCGTAGCACTCTCTCCTCCGTAATAGGTCGGGCCACCGTTATATTCTCTCAAAGCATCAAAGACACTTTTCTTTGAAGTGTAGTTCTTCTTTAAAATTCTGGCTGTTTCTTTGATGGCGAATTCGTTGCTAGACATTAGTGCCTGACCATATTCTTCGGCGGATTTATATCCCGCTTCTTTAAAATAATATTCAGGAATGATTTGGGTAATTCCCTTTTCTCCACTAGTACCTGTTTGGGCTATGTAAGGAGTTTTAGTCCCTCCTGATTCTTCAGCAACAACAGAAGCTAATGTTTTGGGATTTAAACCTACATTAGCAGCAGCTCTATTGGTCATGTCTATCAACTCTTGCGGCATTGGTTGTTTATCCTGAAAAGACAATGGTGATTGTGGATAGATAGTTGGATAAGCAGAAGGTGGTGTTGCAAGTCCTGTAGTTCCGACTCCAAGAGTAAGTGGACTTATTAACGGAGGATTAGTGGCTTTGTCGTAAGCATTTTTAGCTACGCCTTTTAGTTTACCAAGTTGTTCTCCCCAGAAACTAAGATAACCTTTTACGGATGGGTCTGCCATTATTTTTTATTTAACAAACTTTTTAGAAGTAAGTATCCGGTTGCTACTGGTGCAACAGTTTGTCCTGTTTTTCTTACCTTGCCAAAAAATTTTCCTATATTACTGGTTTTGGCACTCTTTTCTGCTGTTTTTATAACCCCAGGTAGTAATTTCCTTATCTTGTCATTTGTCGAAATTAGTGTTTTAGCTTTCTTGGATACTGTTTGTAACTCTTCTCCTATAATTCTGTATATTTTTTGATAGACTGGTTTAACTTCTCTAACTCCTCCTGAACCAAATGCCTTATCCCCTAGTTTTCCATATAACTCATATAACTTTGTCGGTTTTATTTTCCCTGATTCATCAATAACGCCTGAAATCATTTTATCAATGTTTTTAACCGCTACCTTTACAGACGGATTTTTGGGATCAAGTTCTACTTCCCGTAACCCATTTATGATTTTCTTTCCAAACTGGTTTGAATCAATAACTTTCGGAGTCTTCCTAAAGATAGTGTTTATTGACTTAATATTGAAATCTCTGGTATTTGAAGCCGATGTTAAAACCTCCTCAGCAGATTTCTTTCCTGTTTTATCAAACCTCTTGGCAAATTCAAGAATGGCGTTTTTCTTCTGAGCGTAGTTTGCGTCTGTTGCTTTAACCTGCGGATTAATTTTTTGGACAAACTTTCTAACCTTTTCCGTCTGAGACATCTCTGAAAATTTACCTTTAACACCACTAACGCCTTTCTTAACAAGTGAGGTTCCTTTCTTAACTGTATTTACGACAGATTTGACTTGAGAAGGTAAAGAATAGGCTTCTCCGACGGCTAGACCAGCCGCTAAAGAATCTGCTCCATAAGCACCCATATTTTCTTTAAACCCTGTTGGGGTTGTTTTATTTTGATAATCCTGTGGCATTACCTCCATTAAAGGGTTCACATATCCTTCCAGTTGAGAGGTAGCCCCCTGTGAGATAGATTTGGCTCTTTCTAGTAATCTTTGTTTTTTAACAGGGTCGGTTTCTTTTTGGGCCAGTTTAGTTAATTCCAAAGATATCTTCTGTTGGTTCATAGTGGAACCGGAAACTGTATCAAGATTTTTGTTTATTTCTCCTCCTGCCATCGCACCGGAAATTACTTTAGTGATTGGTTTGGTAATCCCTCCCAAAAGAGGAACATTGTTTATCTTCTCTACAAGATTCTCTGAACCTTCTATGGGAACCCACCTCCTCGCTCCGGTTTTAGTATTTACTTGTTCTTTGTATTTCATTTGGTTGCTCCTGTATCTACCCACTCTCCTTCTCCATCTGAAAGACTTAGAACTTCTAACCTTTGCTGGATTTCCTCATCGGTAAAGTCATTTTCTTTCATTAAGTTAATAAGTTCGTTTTTCTTCTTCTCAAGTTGCCTATCTAGCCTAATCCTATTGGCAGTTTCTTGTAGCGAAGCAGCAGGAGCCCATTCTTTTGCCCGTTCAATTTCTCCTGTAGTTAAAGCTCCACCGTACTTCTGATTCATAACATCAGAAGAGAAATCAGAAATTCCGGTTCTAAGTTCTGCACCCTTGGTATAACTTCCACCCAGTTTGGCGATAGGCCCAGTACCACCCCAACTTGTTAAGTCCGAAACTACGTTTCCTTCTCCAAGCCCTGCTCTAAGTTGTGTCATGTCTTGGATTAAGGTTACATAATTAGCAATTTTTGTTTTTGTAGTTGCAGGTACGTTACCTCTTTGGTTGGTTTTTGCCCAATCTATAACCTCAGATGAAGACATCTCAACTGGACCAACACCAGGAACGTCTACTGTATAACTTTTATCTTTTTTATTAGCGTTACTTATTTGGGCCATTTTGTAGGCACGTTCAATCTTATTCATTTCCAGTTCTTCTTTAAACTTTACATATTCCAGCATATTGTCTGCTTCATCGTTGGCAGCTTGGGCTTCAGCCTTTTTCTTTTCTGCTTCAGCTACTAATCTGTTAGTACCTGCTCCGATTACTCCTTCTATAGTTTTATTCTTTGACGAGTCATATTCACTTAATGTCGCTAAGGCTCCTAAACTTTGAGCCATATCTCTTGCTCTCATTTTATCTACTTCTAACGGGTCAACATTAGCATTTCTTGACTCAATGTCTGTCCCACCCGATACAACTTGACCTGATACTTGTCCAATTCCCTCCGCCAATTTGCTTACTCCAACCTCGGCTCTGTGCTTATTAAGGTCTGTTCTAAGTCTATCTCCTAAAGTAGTTGCTCCTCCAGTTAAGATTGCCCCCTCTTTATTTGCTGCGGAAGCCGTTTTTCTTAATTGTTCTATTTTGTCAAAATCATCTTTGTAGACGGCCATTAGATTGTCCTCCATTCTCTTTTATTTAAGTTAAGATTATAAACCCAAGTTCCTCCAGTCATACCGTGTAACATATTGTGCTCTCTCGGACAAGTCAATTTAAGGTTTTCTATTCTATTATCATATCTAATTCCGTTAATATGATGTACTAATTCAAATCTATCCAGACACCTTCCAAGATATTTAGCCATCACATATCTATGTTCTGGGACTCTTCTATGTGGTCTATCTGCCATTTTTACAAAAGGGTCGTCTTTTCTTATAACAATATGAATATAACCGTCACTCATTTTAAACCTACCACCCTTCCAGCTGGGATGTAGTTCTTGAGGGATACTGTTCCCCCTTTCTATTGCTCGGCATTTATTACAATAACCAGTCCATGTTTTAAGTTTTTTCGCTCTCGCTACACCGTGTCTACCGACAAGTCTTTCTTTTTTACAGATAGGACATTTTATTTTTATTAAATATTTTTTAGCGTTTGCCATTGTTTTATGTGCTATATAAATTACTATTTCCACTAACTCTTATCGCTTGTTTTCTGAGTTCTTCTGCTCTAATTATTCGTGCATTACGTTCATTCTCTTCTAGGGTTAGTTTCTTTGACTCTATGGCTTGGTTTCTCTTTTCTTCTGATTCAACTAATGCCCCAGGAGTCATCCCTTGAGTGGTGATATTTCTTTCGGTTCTGGCTCTCAATACTTCAGCAGAACTTGGTAAATCACCCGTTAAACCTAGTTCAGCCTTTGCTTTGGCTTCCAGTTCAGCTTTTTGTGCAGGAGTGCCGATTTTATTAACTCTTGCTTGTTCTGCGTTTTGTCTGGCAAGAGCAGTTTGCTCTAAAGTGTATTTAGCTGAGGTTTGTGCTACGGTAGTTTGTACTCCGGCTTTACGTTGGATAATCTGCTGTTCGGTGGCTTGTCTGGCGAATAAGTCTTGGATTTGTTTTCTCCCTACTCCCGAAGTCAGAGTATCTCCTTGGATTTGAGAGGTTTTCTTTTGCTCGATTCTTTGTCTCCAATCGTCGGCTTTTAAAGTTAGGTCTTCATCCTTAGTCGAGGTTATGTCTGCAAGTTTGTTGGCTAGTTCTTCATTCGTTTGAGCCGTAGTTATGTCAAATTCAGCTAAAAGGTTTTTTGTGTTTTCTTCGATATCTCTAATATTTAGAAGAAGATTCTCCATATCCTGAGTCTTGCCTTCTTTTATTCCTGCTTCTATTTCCGCTTTCTTTTTGTCGTAATAGGGGGTAACTAATTCAACCGCCTTACTTAAAAATATTTCTTTCTCTTGGTCTGTTAGATAGGGGGCGTTTTTATTAATCTCGTCATCAATTCTAATTAACTCTGACAGAATAGCATCGTAAGTCGGGTCTCCGCTACCATTCAAATCAGCCATAGTAACGCCAAACTCCCTAGCTAACTCAGCTGCCCTTGGTCCTTTCTCGGCATTGAGAGCGTCTGTTTTGTTGTATCCACCTTTTGAAACGAGTATGTCAGCTAAAGCACCCATAGTTTGTTTATTTTGTTAAATTAGCCATTTATATATTTAATTATACCTTAACTTCCCAATACGATATAAGCCAAGGAAGTTGTTTCAACATTTAACTGAGAATTAGTGTTAATAGTTTGGGCTCTTAGTTTTAATGTGTGAGTACCGCTTGTTAAAGATACTACTCCAGAAGCGGTTAATGGCCCACCCCATGCAGAAGTATCAGCGATAGAAGATAAAGAAGTAAGTTCTAGTTCAAAGTTATTGTCTACTTGGTCAGTTGAGTCAATTCTCAAAGTAACTTTTCCTGCAAAAGCAGTCGTTCCGTTAATTGGAAATTCAACCACGTTCAGAGTGTAAATTATCAAAACCTTAGTCGTTCTGGCCAGAGAAGCTGTGGTTATTGAAGTATCTGCTATATCTGCGTAAGTGGCACTATTACTGTATGTCCTTGCCGCAGTATTTACAATGCTATCGGAAACGAAATTGGCGGTACTAATAAGTCCAGTAGCGTCTAGGATAGAAGTATCACTCGAATTCTTTATGATAATCTTTCCTTCATTTACCGTAATACCAGTATTATCAAGTTGTACCTTAGTAACATTGGAACTGTCTTTAACGTAAATTATTCCATTAGAACTACCCCCTGCGGTAATACTTTCATCTACAGTGAGAGTTCCTGTATTTGCAGCTACTGCGTCTAGTTGGGTCACATTTATATTTTCAGCCACGATATTTCCTGTGTATCCCGTAGTGATAATCGGAGTTATCTTACAACTCTTCCCGACAGCTCCTGGTTCAACAATCGCTAAAAGAATTTTTCTTCCGCCAAAGACGTTTTTTATATCCTTATCCCATAAAAGTTGTCCTGGTTTGTCACCATCAAAATAAATATAAGTTTTAGGACTAAGATCAGTTAATCCTCCTGAAGTGGTGATATAACCTGAATTGGAACCATTGGAAAAATAAATAGTTCCAGAAGTCCAGTCGACGGTCTCATAATCGATTGAAGAAAATACAATATCTGTAACTGGATTAAGTTGTACTGATAGGTCGGATGAACTAATTGAACTTACTGAACTTGTTGTGCCACTCGTATCTGTTGTAGGGTTATCAGACACTACAGATTTGGTTAGGAACTTAGAATAACCTAAATCGTAGTAGTTCATTTCTCTGTGTCAGTTCCTCTGGAATACACAGTGTCGTAACCTACATCAATTCTACTAAACTCGAATAGGTTATCTTTACTAGTTTCCTGAAGACGGACCTTTAATCTGTAACCTCTTGTTCCTTTCGGTAGTTTAACGAAGTCACACGAACCGTTTAGTTCTCCTGCTGGAACCCACTCCTTGTCGTCTACTTTATATAAAACTTTCAATCCGCTTAGTTTCTCTCCGAATCCCCAAATCTCCCCGAAATCGTATGTGTTTAATGGGCCAGAACCATAAAACCAATTAGACTCGACCATCGAAGTAAACGCTGAACCATGTTGACTTCCCCCTGTGAACATCTCAAAGACTTCTCCGTTATCGTTTCCCCCAAAGAGTTTCTGTCCAGCGGAAGTGACGTAAGTATGCAGATTTTTAAAATCGTGGGCAAAAGTAAGTCTGTTCCAGTCGTTTTGATTGATATCGTAAACAAACCCTACATTAGAAAGAGTCTCTGGAGAAGTAATATCTCCGATATAAACGAGGATGAAATCTCCAACTGCTTTGGCTTGGATTGAGGACATATTCGCAAGAGGGATTCCATCCCAGTATTCTTGAATAGGAAGACTTATTTTTTGAGTATCTTTACCATTGTTACCGTAGAACCCATCCAGTCCAGCCCAGAACGCCCACTCTCCGTGAGAACAGATTGAATCCGCAGACACACAACCTTTATCAGTGACTTTGTATTTCTCATCATTTAAGGTAAGAATGTGTCCACTGTTATCACATAAGAATAGACAGTTATTTCCCAGTTTAGTCGCACCTACGAGTCCGTCATCAAAAGTAAACCAATCGTTAGTTGTGTCCCAAGTAATCGAACCTGCGTCTACTAAAGACGATCTATAAGCACGGGTGGGATAGGCAGTTGATGCTGGAGTTGCGTTTAGAATATAAATTCTTCTCCCAAAAGAAATTACGAATTTCCCTTTAGGTGCAGAGGTAACATTTGTAGTCGTTGACCACGAACTTCCATTATAACTTCTGGTAGCATCAGATTCGTTTACAGCAAATAGGGTGTCTAGTGTAGGTGAGTAACAGAAACTAACTTTCTTGTTCTTGGTTAGGGATTGAGACTGAGTTACCCAGTTTGGATCGGTGTATTTGTAGATACCTGCCACACTTCCACCGTCGTTTGCGACTATGTGTTCGTGAACACCACTGGCTCTTTGAAAGTCAATCCCGCCTAAGATGTTGTATCCTGCGACTATCTGAGGGTCTTTGCGTTCATAATCTCCGGTTTTAGTTAGAGTACCGATCTTGTTGGTGACAAAGTTCTGGGATTCAGCCACCTCGCCATCAGCCGTCAGAAAAGGCGAGACATTTCTATTTATTCCACTAAAACCAAAAATAGCTCCGTATTTCATTCATCATCGAATGAGTAAAGGTCTGAACCCAAGATTACTTCTATCCCACGATTAGTCGCTACTTGTCTAGCTTGCCCTGTGAGTTCCAACCAATCAGTTAATCCATCTCTGAATTCTGCTTTGTAGACATTTGATTTATCAATGTCCTTAGAAGCCCACAAACGATATAAACAGTAAGAGACAATCAAATCTCTGGCTCCGTAAGGTAAGCCATGGGTGTCGGTATCATCTGTCATTTCGGCAGGATAGTCCCAGTACCATAAAAAGGCTCTACCTGAAGCAGCAGGAGTGGGTCTTATTCCCCAAACTCCATCTCTAAAGAAGACTCTAGGATTATTTGTGTAGTAACTTGTATCTGGTTCTCCGTGTCTTTCGGACTCAAAGGTCGCCTTATAAGCCTCGGTAGCAGAAGTCCCTGTAAGGTTTAAATCAACTCTTAGGAAGGTCAAGAATCTGGTAGGAAGAGAATAAGTCGCCGTACCGCTGGTTAAGTCCTGAGTCGTATATTGTTGACGGTAGTCAGGTTTGACTCTGATTAAAGCCACGGTAATTTTCCTGACAGCGGCTCTGGCAACCCTGGCGACCATAGACCTGTTTATTTCATCTGAGTTCTCGTCTCCGAAATCCTCTAAAACTTCATCGGTGATTGACCTAAGAGAGTCTTCTTCGTAACCCGTCCCCTCAAGAACATCTGAATAGTCAGAATAAGTAGTTCCTGCGACATTATAGAATCTGGTTTTGTACCAACTGGAAGTTGTCCCATCGGTATCGTTGTAGGTTGTTTCAACCTCGTCGGGAGTAATGTCTGTGGTGGCGATTAGAGTGTAAGTTCCCGTTTCTGAAGTGGAACGGTAAATCTGGATTTGGTTGTAGGGAATCTTAGAAACCTGAGTATTGGCAGCATGGGCAAAAACTGGTCCAGTAGTGTGGCCTATGGTGGTATTGCCTGTAACCGAAGTCAATAAAACTATCTCAGACTTTTCTTCTCCGTATCTCCCCCAAACAACATAATCGTTAGTAGTAAGGTCTTCGTTGTTTTCTACAGTAGCAGAAGTAGCTGAAACAGCCACATCAGCAGAGAGTCTGGTAATGTTTAAATCTAGTTCGGGATGACTAATCTTAATTATCATATCTTAATTATAAACTAAGTAATAAACACATAACCATCAGAGCGAGGATGTTTATAAGGTGGAAGGTCATATCTTGTATTCACCGTTTATTAACACGTAATTGCTGTTGGCAATAGCCGTATTACCGTCATATAGAGCAATCGTCATGCTCCCGTTGGTATAGGGAGACGCCATCGCACAGATGTTGTTTGACCTAAAACATGAGATTGGGGTGTGATAAGCAGCAGTAAAAGGTATCTTTGCATACACAAGACCACTTCCACCAGAGGTAGCATTAAAAGTGAATTTTATTCTTAGTCCGACTCTATCCATGTGAACGTAATACTTGTTGGTGTTAATAGTAGGAGCATTGGTCCATGAACCTCCATCGTTTGTCAGTGTGTTTGTATAGTCTAGTTCCCTAGTCTCATATATCGGTCTTTGGATTAGGTTAGCAGTAGTGAAAGTGGGGACTGACCACCTATAATTTGGAGTAGCAAATGTCATTGTGCAGGCAAATCGTCCTATAAGTTCACAACTGTCGGTAGCGGCAGGGGTAATGTTAAATAAAATATCTTTTTCATTTACACCTGTACCACTATTTGCCGAATCACTTATAATTTGTGCATAAGGTATACGGCTAAATCCGGGGAATACTTCTCCAGTTGCAGCCTTGTAAATTAGGTATACAAACAAATCCACTTCTTTACCTGTTGTTTCAGCTCCACCTAAATTTAGCCACTTGCTAGAACTAGAATTAACAGTTACGCTTGAAGCGGCAGTAATTGACCTGACAGTATCTCCTATCCGGCAATACACCGGATTCGTAGCAGACGGGTCATTACCGTCCAATCCCTTGATAGCCACCGTCAAATCATTGGAAGCAACTGAGGGAACTATTTTGCCGTTGATAAGGAAGCCTTGAGGAAAGTTATTTACTATATTTGCCGAACCATTAAAAGAGGTTCCGTTTATAAGTCTAGCGGTGGTTAAGGTAGCGGCACTACCTGTTATATTAGTCTGGTCTCCTGTATTGGTTCCTGTCGTCGTTTCTGTAGAAACTGCTTTGTAAGAACCAGTTACCCCTGAAAGTTTATAATCATGACTCGTTGTGACGGCAGAACTGTCTTTACCTACTTTAGCCGCAAGAGCATTAATCTCTTCTCCCTGTTCGTTTTGAAATTCAGAAGCCACACTGGTTGCACCGTCAAAGTTTGTTTTTACATTTGGTAAATCTGTAGGAAAGGTACTCATATTATTTTCTTGATTGAAATTTTTGGTTTATATACATTCATTTTAGCATTTTTTGACTTAGCAGAACTAATCTTTGATTTATTTTCTCCTACATTAATCTTAGGGATTTGCCCTGCTGGGAAAGTACCAGCAATAGAAGTGTAATAAAGACCAACTTCGTTATAAAGATGAGTTCCGTCATAATAAGGAATTCCTGTAGGTTTAGTACCCTTACCGCTTACATTTATCCCGGGTTTAGGAGGTTTGACTTTAATCTTAGGTGGTTTGTGTGGCCCCATACTTGGAGAAAGAGAGGGAGAAACGCTGGGTGAAACACTCGGACTAACACTAACGCTAGGGCTGATAGAAGGACTAAGTGAAGTACTTGGGCTCTGAGACGGTGAAATAGACAGAGATGGACTGAGTGAAGCCGAAACGGATGGCGACTGTGAGGGACTAGTTGAGGGACTCGAACTGGGACTTTTAGAGGGACTTATTGACACCGAGGGCGATATCGAAGGAGAGACCGAAACGCTTGGCGATGTGCTTGGAGAGATAGACTGAGAAACGGAAGGGGAAGCAGAAGGGCTTTTACTGGGACTAACGCTTGGAGATATCGACGGGCTAACTGAGGGTGAAATAGAAGGTGAGATACTGGGCGAAGTACTAACTCCTATACTTGGACTTGTAGACGGACTTATAGACGGAGAAACACTGGCGGAGGGGGATATAGAGGGGCTAATAGACAAAGAAGGAGAGATACTTGGGCTGATGGACACACTAGGGCTAATTGAGGGCGAAACAGATGGACTCGACGAAGGACTTACAGAAGAGGAGATAGAAGGAGAACTCGATGGACTAACACTTATTGAAGGGGAGGTGGATGGACTTACCGAAATTGATGGACTAGTTGACGGAGAAACAGAGGGGCTAATCGATGGAGAGATAGACACCGATGGAGATACACTGGGGCTTGATGACGGGGATTCTGAAGGAGAAATACTTACAGAAGGAGATAGTGAAGCGGAGACAGAAGGACTTACGCTAGGTGAGACGGACACTGACGGACTGACCGAAGGGGATACTGAAGGCGAAGTAGACGGGGAGACCGAGACGGAGGGTGAAACGCTGGGGCTAATGCTAACTGAAGGAGAGATGCTGGGAGAAATTGAAACAGAAGGTGAGATGGATGGACTAACAGATACGCTAGGACTCACTGAAGGACTGACGGATGGGGACTCAGATGGGCTTACAGATGTTGACGGACTTACGCTAGGAGAAGAGGATGGGGATTCACTAGGACTTATAGAAATACTAGGAGACTGGGACGGGCTGACACTCGGTGACAATGATGGAGACAAACTAGGACTTTGACTTGGGCTGGTAGACACGGAAGGAGAAACAGATGATGAGACCGAAGGTGAAGCACTTGGGCTCCTAGACGGCGATTTTGATGGTGATTTGCTTGGGGAAACGCTAGGTGATACGGATGGGCTCTTGGAAGGACTAATACTTACACTAGGACTAACAGATGGAGATTTTGATGGTGAAACACTAGGGGAAATAGAAGGAGAAACAGATGTTGAAGGAGAGACAGAAGAAGACGGGCTAACCGAGGGAGAGGTGGAACCACCGCCTCCTGTTGCTGGGATAAGGGCAAAACCAATCACCCCCCACGCACCAGAAGTTATAGCATCTGCCCCACCATCAATCGTGGTTGCGGTGGCTATTCCTGCCGTGACTAGGGCGATAGTACCATCAGTACCATCGGTGGTTCCGTAAGCCGCTACTGGGTACGTCCAATCTCCCCCTGACTCCCCCGCCATAGCCGTTAGTTCTCCTGCTTGAGTAGCCGCATTAACACCGATAAAGTTTAAGGCCAATCTAAGAGTCCCTAAAGTGGTAACGCCAGTGTCGGCGACTGAAGTAGAAGTACCCGAACCATTAGCCACGGCTCCGGCTGTACCATTCTCAATGACCGTAGCTAGGGTAGTGCCAGTGCTCACCCCACTAAACTCGTACATTCTAAAGTACACATCTTCAGAAGTGCTATTGCCGCCCTCAAAGGTAGGAGCTGAAGTGCCAGTGGACCGACCAATCCAAAGATACTGTCTAGCTTCATCTGACGCACCGACTGTCTGTTCAGTAATCGCCGTCCACGTATTAGCTGTACCATCTAGGGCTGTAATATTGGTGCTACCAGGTCTTAGGGTTACCGCCCCATTAGTAGTGCCATCCTGGAGGATTTGCACGATGAGTATATTCCCCGCCGCACCAGGAGCAGCTCCGGTAACTTCGAAGTTACCGACCGAATCAGTCCCTGGTGTACTGGCCGTAATATAACTTATAGCCATAATCTCTTAAAAATCATACCTTAATTATACCTTTATCGTAGCCTCGTTTTCTTTCTGTTCTGCGATTGCTTCATCACTCCACCCAGGGACAGGGGCAAACTTCTCTACAAGCCACGACACAGGGTAAATTTGCTTGTGGTGTCCTTTAGTCCAAAACAACTCTTTGACATTATTCTTTGTTTTTTGCACCTGACGACCAGATTGTTCGTAAGGAAAGCCAAAGTCTCCACCCTGAGTTCTAAAGAGGTGGGCATACCAAGTGTTGTGGTTTATTAAGACACGCCCGCCAGACAACCAAGTTGCACAGGCGAGTTGAACGCCTTGGTTGCCCCAGCTCCCCAAAGTTTCTCCGCTTAAATCTAATTCCCAATACTTTTCCTTTGTTGACATCCAACAACTCCCCTGTAGCGACATTGATTCCGTCATTCCTGTCTTTTCTAACATTTCTTTATATTCTGGTCTTTTGCAGTACTCATTAAAATACTGAAAATGCGGTTCCGAATCAAAACAAAAAGAATTGCTTTGTGGGCGATTTTTTCCAACCCACATCATTTTTTTAACAAACTTAGTGCCATCACAAGGTTTACCTGTTCCTTTGTAGTTAGTTTCCTGACACACAGTAGGGGTTGGGCCTTGATACCACTTCTTCCCGCATTTGGCACATTTCCAGTCAAAAGCCCATAAGTTCCGCATCGTGGGTGCGAGAGTAACATTGTCTCCTGTTTTCTTAAACGCTTCTAGCATCTTTCTGTCAAATCCTTTATCAAACGAACAATGAGCATCAACTTTCATCACATATTTACCTTTAGCTAGTTTACAAGCGATGTTAGTGGCAGCTCGTTGACCGATTGATTCTGGAACGTAGATTAAACTAACTTTCTCACTTATCGGAATAGGTGGGTCGGCCCATTGACCATCTAAGGTGGCAATCACTTCCGTATCCGCTTCAGACTGGTCGATTATATCCTGAATTGTCCTTGCTAGGAACATTTCTGACCTACTTGGAATAAGAATACTGAGTTCAGGCATTTTGTTTTAGCCACTCCTTATTCTTCTCTAGTAATGCTCTTGTAATCTTGGGTTCATATCCTAAACTCTCTGCAAAGGCACACCAAGCATAGACATCCTTAGGAATACACTTCGAGCTAAACCCTCTTTTGTCGGGGAATACGAACGTCCACCAAAGATTAAACCTTGGGTCATCTGAGTAAACCGCTTCTCGGATGGTGTAGAAATCAATCTCTGCAAGTTGACAGACATCGTACAATTCTTGGCACTGAGCCACTTTAAAAGAAATCGCTCTGTTTTCGGTTAGTTTGATAATCTCTGCTTCTAAAAGTGAAACCTGACGGATATTAGTATTGGCGTTGTAGACAGTTTGGTAGAGTTCTATTAGTTTTCGGGTGTCTTTCTTCTTCCCCCCCATAATAATAAAAGGTCTATTCTTCTGGTCAGTCATGGGATGATTGGTAGTCTCTCCGAGATACTCAGGTTGCATTACTATATTCTTTTTATACTTCTCTGCCCATTTACCACAGTCCCCCGGATTTACTGTAGACCGAACTACAATTAAATCTTCTTTAGAGTTTTTTACTACATCCTCAACAATCGAAGTATCTAACGCACCCTCATTTGGACAGGGCGTAGGAACAGAAACGAAAGCCACATCGCAAACTTCATTATTTATCATTCCAAGTGCGGGGTCGTGGACTAAAGCCTCTGGAAACAAGGTTTTCATCGCTTTCCCAACCCAACCGAAACCGTATATTTTTACTTTCATAGGTTAAATAAACTTTTAAGGTTCCACCCATTAATTTTATCTAAGGTGGTTTCCTTCCAGATGGAAACATCGGGTGGATGTTTAAAACTATCTAATGTCACCTTAGTCCTAGTATAAGTGCCTTCATGTCTAATATCAATAATAGGGATTTCTGAGAGCCAAACACCAAAGTCTTCGTTTGAATAGCCTCCTCTCCTTCGTTTCTTAGTCCCAGGTTCATAACCCCACTTTCTTCCATACGAAGGTTCTTTGCTGGTTAGTTTGTCCCAGTCGTTTTCAATAATCTTTTTGTGTCTCCCTCGGTAGTGATTGAGGGCTGTTTCTCTGTAGGCACACATTCCCGAAAGCGAACCTAAACCCTTATAAGTAATTAACTTATCGTGAGGGTAGTCCCACCTCCAGATGCTTTGGTTGTAGTAATAAATCTCTTTCTTAGGAGGAGTAAAATCAAAGTGACACTTCGGGTATAAGACATCATGCTCACAGAAGAAGACAATATCCGTGTCTAGGTTCTCCAAGGCGGTCATAATCTGTTCTACCATCGTGGCGTAACCTCTAGGTTTGTTGACAACAAAATTCTTTCCAAAATCCATCGGTTTTAAAGAGGAACTGACTATCGGCAATCCTGATTCAAGTATGTATCTTTGGCATATCGAGAGTATCGGCTCCTCAAGCAAATTATCTGTGTAATAGATACAACCTTTTGTCATAAATATTTCTCCTTAATTTCAAGAGCCGAACCCCAGTAAGGTAGGTCTGTAACGTGAGTGTGTTGGTCGTAACCCGTCTTAAAGTTCACTCCGTGTCTAGTTTTAAAAGTCACTACCGGATTTCCAGTCCAAGAGTATTCGTCTTTCTCAGTAAAGATGAATTTAAAGGGTTCTAGCTCCCAACTATCAGGGTTAACGAGTATTTTCTCTATACTTTTAATCCAATATTCTCTCCCACACATCTGAGCCCCTTCAGACCAACTCTTCTTCCAGAACTTGTCCCTTCCATCAAAGTGAACCCAGACATTAGTATACCTGTAGGGTTTGTCTTTTAACTCAGGAGTGAAAGTGAAGTATTCAGGCGGATAAAGGACATCAGACTCCGTGGCGATACAAAACTCAGTCCTAGCCTCTCTAAGACCCATCAGGAGTTGCTTAAAGGCATTTGAATAACATAATGGTTTCTCTCCGACACAAATATTCCTACCTAGATTAACTGGTTTTTGGGTAACACTGATAATAGGAGTGTCTCCTGCTTGTTTCTTAATATTGTCCATTATCTTCTGCTCAAAGACGGGGTCTTCTGCGTTTGAAGAGTAATAGATAATAGTATTCATAATTTATTGTAAAGGTCGGGCATATTACTAATGTGGTAGTTTTCTGACATTTTAAGAACTTTAGATGACCAAACATTGTAGTAATTCTCGTCTTTTAGCTTTCTCACTTCCTCAATCATTTCGTCTAGGTTTCGTGCCTTTAGGTAGTAGCCTTCGATTTCTTTATTACCTTGCATCGGGAAAGCCACCGAAGGAATCCCAAATGAGGCAGCGTTGATTATTTTAGTAGGAATCCTGTGGGGACTATCGGGGGCGTTCCAATCTCCAATGACAAAGATGTCCGTTTTTAAATACAAGTCTAAAGCATCCTGTCTGGTCTTAAAATTAAAGCAAGTTACCAAATCAAGTCCGATTTTCTTTAACCGTTCTCCAATCTCAGAATACAGTTTAAACGCTTCTGGAGAAGGATTACCGATATAGCCACAGGTAGTGATTTCTTTTTTGGTTCTTACGAGTCTGTCCCAATTCAAATGATGCTGAGGAATCAAAACTACCTCATTTTTAAACTCCTTTTTTAACCACTCGTAACTACAAAGAGAGGCAGCAATTATCTTTACTAAAGGTCTGGTTCTTAAAGGATGAATCAAGTAAAATCCGTCTAGGAAATCAACATAGTCTCCATCCTGAACTTCTTTTAGGTCTTTGGGTTTAACGTGGACACAAACTCCGTCTCTTTCGGTAGGGTTTAGTTTAACCCCCAAGTAATTCGAAATTTCAGTCCCCCTCAACCTGGAAGATAGTCTTCTGGCACTCAACTCAGGCGAATGTCGGGAGTAACTTCTCCCAATGTAATCAGGAAGGGCGTAAATACTAATCATACTTTAATGTCCTTTTTATCGCCAAATTCCTCATTTAGAGAGTTAACCAACTGAGATCGGTAACTGTTTAAATCTTGGATCTTCTTAGCGTCTTCAACAGTATGTTCGTTTTTCTGAACCTTATCTACTAAATAAAAGATTTTAATATTAGTTATCGATAGTTCGTCTATTAACTGAGCCTTAGTTTTCTTCATTTTATTACCCCCCAGATTGAATATGATAATGTAAAAAATGGAAGGTTGTGCTTTTCTACAAATTCATCCACCGCCTTTACTACTCCGAATCCCAATCTACCTCTCTTGGTTCTAACAACTCTATTGGCGTAATCATGTCCGCAAAACACTCCTCCCTTTTTAACCTTTGGATACCAATCTGCGATATCTCTCTTAACTCCCTCGTAGGTATGGTCAGCATCTATGAAGATAAAATCAAAAAACTCATCTGGAAACTCGGAAACTACATCAATGGAGTATCCACGATAAATCTTTACAAACGGTTTGTCTGACATTTCGGATTTAAACTTTTCGTATTGTTTGTCTAGGATGTCTTGAGTAAAGCAACAATCATTTCTAGCGAGTACTCCATCATCAACCCAACAATCTATAGCAACAGCTAGTTTAGGTTGGTGTTTAATCATGTCTTTAAAGTTCATTCCTTCCATGACCCCAATTTCACAAATCGTATCACAGTGGTACTTAGACATATAATCCTCCCAGTGCCTTCCTCTGCGGTTCATATAGATTGCTTTTAAGTCTTTAATTTTATCTGAGTCCATAGTTTTCAAAAATTTTAAGCAATTTTTCGGGTACGAAGGGTCTGAATAAATCTAAATGTCTGGGTTTGTGGGGGTGGAAGTGAGCTACCATTAGGGGTTTGGTTGCGGATTGGTAGTTAGAATAGATGTGGTAGATTCCGAGGTTGTAAGTAATATTAAGTAGTTTATAATTTTCAAATCCATTCTCCCAAAGAAAAGTTAAAGCATCCTGTTCGTTAGTTTTTCTTTCCATCATCGTTAAGTAGATTTTGTGGAATAAGTACATCGCCCTGCTGTTAAAGAAGAAACTGCCAGCGTTCCAAGTTCTTGACCATCCGTGGTCAGTAAACCCAGAATCTTTGCCTTCTAAATCAGGTTCAACCATAGGTTCTAACTGAAACGCATCGTGGTCGTGAAACCAGTATAGGTCGTCTTTAATTACTCCGTCTCTGAAGAGTTGATTAATAACTAGAATCTTACTTGACCTGTTTCCATCCAAGGCACTGAAATCACCCTTTACAACATAAGATTTAACTCCACGATACTCGTACTCAAAATCAGTTACCAATAAGATGTCTTCCGGTTTCCAACCTAACTCTAAACTATTGTCAATCTGTATCTTGGTCAATTCACCGTGTTCTTTGCTGAACTGTTTTTCTGGACCAATGTAAATAAGGATTTGTTTCATTTTTTTAGAATAACAAGTCCATCGTGAGCATTAGGGTCTCCATTTGGTAATAACTGAGGAATAAAACTCTCGTATTCAGGGAAAGTCTTTCTGACTTGTCTGGTTCTTCTACAGTCTTCAATAACATAAGTTACTCCTTTGTCCAAAAGTGGCATTAAGGTTTTAAATAAGAACAACTGACTGGCTATATGGTGACAGGCATCGTCTATTACCAAATCAATGTCAGTGCCTATATTGGATACCAACTTTTTAATGTCTTCTTCTTTATTCTCATCGCAATAATAAGTTTCTATCCTCTCGTCTTTAAAGAATGACTCTTTGGCGACATCTGCTCCATAAACCATCGCATTAGGAAAGAAGTCTCTCCACATTCTAATACTGGCCCCGATAAACGCTCCAGGGATGTACTTAATCTGCCTTTTGTTACCAATCCCAACTTCAAGGACTTTCTTAATGGTGTACTTTCTGTCCTTTAAGTACTCGTAATAAAAAGGTGTATACATATGCCCTATCTGGGGACATTTATCGGCTCCGTATTTAAGAGCCAGTTTGCATAGTTCTGTTTCTATCATATTGCCTCACTAATTTTGTGTAATAGGGCCGAATGGGCACTTTCCATGTCACCATAAGTTCCTTTTCCACCGAATATTTTTATAAAATTATAATCTTTTTTAAGAACCTGAAGAATGTTTTTAGAAGTACCACTACAAGAGATTAGAACCACTAAATCTGCGGGGTTGTAATAAAGTTCCAACTGCTTACTGAAGACATACTTGTATCCAAAGTCATTGGCTATCATGGTTACAATCGAAGTATTGCTGTTCAGACAAATCGCCTTCACTCCCTTAGAGAATAAGTCATTGGTAAAGTGCTCGGCATTAGCTGAACTTCCCCCGTTCCCACAGACGAAAACCTGTCCGTGATTATCTCTGGCATCTCTTATTCTTTCAACGATGTTCATTTGTTGAATATAACCTTAGAACCATCGGGTTCAAAATTAAACGGAAGTTCTCTATATTTTCTTAACGCTTTCCTAACGCTGTCCCTTTTTTCTGGCGGTGAATAAACCAAAAGATATCCTCCTCCTCCGGCTCCGGTAATCTTTCCCCCTAAAGCACCAGCTTTCAATGCAAGGTTGTACATATAATCTATTTTATCATTACTTATATTTGAAGCGAATTTCTTTTTAAGGTTCCAAGAAACGTAGAGTAAATGTCCCAAACCATCATAATCACCGCAAGAAAATCTCCTAAGAGCATCGTGGGCAATATCACTTATCCCACCTAATGTTTCAGTGTTTCTTTCAATAGAGTTATTCTGTTCCGTCAGGATACTTTCAGCCTTTCTAACCGTACCAGTAAAAAACATTAAAAGCCTTTCGTTTAGTTTCCTCCCATCAAAGCAAGGGCTTACGGTCTCGTTTTTAAAATCAAAGAATCTAAACCCGCCATAAGAGGCGATATATTGGTCCTGAACTCCTATTGGTTTCTTTAGGATGTTTATTTCTATCTCACAGGCTTCTTTGGCGATTTGTTCCTGAGAGACAGAATTTCCTACATATTCGTGCATCGCTTTTAAAAGTCCTACGGTGACAGAACTTGACGACCCTAACCCTGTTCCGGCTGAAATATCTCCCATGGTGTAAATTTCCACCCCTCGTGGCATTTTGGTTATCTTCATCGCTTCTCTGATAAGGTCGTGTTTAATGCTGTCGACCTTACTTACTGTTTGGATGTGGGTACAAGAGATTCTAATCCGGTGGTCAACTCTGGGTTTAATTACAACGTAAATATACTTATCTATGGCGGTAGAAAACGCACACCCGCCATGTTCCTTGTAATACGAAGGGAAATCCGTTCCTCCTCCGAATAGGGAAATTCTAAGAGGAGTCTGGGTTATAAGCATACCTCAAAATCCTTTAGGTCAACAAAGTTGCTTAAAACTGTCGTAGCAGGTTCAACCTCAGTGAAGTTAAATCTGTATTTAAACAAAGGATAGATTTCAGGATAGTGGTACTCTCTATCTTTCATGGCATCGGCATCGTGAATGACAATGTACTTGGCTAGATTTGCTAATTTGCTTATCTCGGTGATTCTTCTCTCTGAGGGTGAGTGGTCAACTAAAACGACATCCCATTCCTTTTTAATGGCTGAGTCTGCCTGGTCCCAGTTCTCAACCCAGAGGTGTTTATGGTAGTCGGTTCGGTAATACTTTCTACAGAAATGATGCCAGTTTCTATTGCTTTCAATCGTTAAGAGGTTTCTTTTGTGTTTCTCACACAACCAATGGAGAACAGGGGTGCTAAAGACTCCCGGTCCGAGTTCTAAAACATCCCCTGTGGTGCGTTTCATTACTTCCATTAAAACAGGTAAATGTGAACTATAACGAATAGATACGTTCATGTTTGTTGCCACTTTACTCCTTCCACGGCCAAAATGCCGTGTCATCAATTAATAAATCAAAAGGCGTTTTCCTATTTGAAACTGCGTGATATTTTACTCCATTATTATCTAACCAATCAAAAGTGGCCGACATTAAGAAGTTCTGTCTGGCGGTGTAAATTATGACAAAATCATCCTTATAAAGTCCGTTTACATATTCAATCCTATCTTTAAGTGGTTCGGCTTTAAAACATTCTTCAGGGGTGTTCCAATGCTGGCCTTTACAAAGCGTGTTATCGAGATCAACGCCTATTCTTCGTCTCATTTTTTATCCTTTCCCTCAATCTACTGGAGGAATAATTATGGTCCCTGGAAACATAATGAATCGGGCACAAACCCTTCCCTGTTATCTTTTTCCCGTCTTTATAATCCGAACCTAAAAATCTAATATCGAACTTGTCTATTTTTAAAAGATTCTCCAAGTCTTCTTCGGTTTCGTAAATTATCACATCGTCAACGAACCTACACCCCATTACTTGAATCTGTCTTTCAAGGATGCTCTGAATAGGTTTGTTTTTTTCCTTTCTTTCATCGTGGGGATTGACTTGAATCCCTGCGGTCAGGTGGTCACAACTTTTTTTACATTCTTCGAGCATTAAAACGTGTCCTGCGTGAAATAAATCAAAGGCTGAACAAACAAATCCTCTTTTCATAGCATTGTTCTTAACCCTTCCTCTAGTGTAAACTTGGGAGTGTAACCTAAAAGTTCTTTTGCCTTGGTAATATCAGCTAAGACTTCTCTGGGTTCAAATACTGCTTCAACGTACTTTGGCTCGACATCCTTACCCATCAGAGTACAGATCGTTTTATAAAGTTCGTTTATAGAAACATTTTTACCTAAACCAGCATTAAAGGCTTCTCCGTACACCTTAGATTCAGAGGCTAATATTATTAAATCTACGACATCTTCTACGAAAACAAAGTCTCTTCTCTGTTCTCCGTCTCCGGTGATAAAGGGCTGTTCTCCTTTCTTGAGGGCATCAATGAAACTAGGCACAACCGCAGCGTAACCTCCTCCTGGGGGTTGTCTCTTTCCAAAGACATTAAATGGCCTTATGTAGTTAGATTGTAAGTTGTAGAGCCTCTGATAAAGCCTACAATACTGTTCTCCGATAAGTTTGGTCAAAGCATAAGGCGACATAGGATTGGGAGTGACATCTTCATGGCTTGGTCCCTCCTGAATCCCATATAAAGAAGAACTGGAAACAAAAACTAATCTTTTAACCTTGTGTTCTACACAGTTTTTAAGAACATTTAAAGTTCCGTCGATATTTATCTTGTTATAAAGTTCCGGTTCTTTAATAGATTCCTGTGGGCGGGTTTTGGCTGCCAAGTGAAAAACAACATCAACCCCTTCAAAGTACTTTCCTATATCTCCTAGAATTGACCTTCTTTCAAACATAACATTGGGGTTAAAGGGTAGATTGTCCAAACTCCCGGTAGAAAGGTCATCTAAAACCATTACCTCGTTTTCTACCAATCTATCCACTAAATGACTGCCTATAAATCCGCACCCACCTAAAACAAGATACTTCATTTGGACCCCCAGACTTCTTTCCAGTTATCAGGCCAAGTAGGAATAGGGCTAAATTTAGATACCCACCACTCAAAGGGTTTCATATTCGGCTCTTCGTTGTTCATCCAATGCTTAGTACCCCATTCGTTACCATTAAACATGGCTTGGTCTTTTTTGTGCTTCCTAGAGAACGCACCAGATGCGTAGTGATGACCTCGTTTAGACAGATGGGCGTACCAGGTTCTTTTATCGACCTTAACTTCTCCTCCGCCTAACCAGTACTTTAAACCTATCTCTTGTTGGTCTTGGGCAAAGGTTCCGTAAGTCTCTAATCTATCGTCTAAATATCCGACGTGTTTCATAAAATAATCTCTGTTGGCAAACCAACAACTCCCCTGAAAGGTCATAATATCATCTATCTCAGGGAGGCTTACTTTTCTTTGCCAAGCCACCACCTGAAGACTGTACCCGTAGGTTAAATCATTCGTACCAGGAAACGATAGGTAGTGATAATCAAAGATAGGTCTAGTCTCACTTCTTGTCCAGGTCTTTTCGTCTAAAGAGTATCTTCTGGGAACTAAAAGCCAATTATCTTTACAGTCCTCAATTAAAATCTCATCAAATCCTTTGTCAACAATACAATGAGAGTCTAATTTCATCAAATATTTTCCTGTAGCTTGCTCAAATCCTGCGTTCATCGCTCCACGCATACCCTTATTCTCACCTAATAGAATAGGCTTAACCCTTGGGTCATCAATGAAAGGTTCTTCCGGTAGATAACCATCTATAACAGGAATAATCTCTATCTCTCCTGTGGCGTTATCCAAGATAGATTTAATGGTCTTATTAAGATGTGGTTCTCTGTAAGCTGGTAGAACTATGCTTAAATGTTCCATGCAGGTCGAATAACTTGTGTATAGTATGGCTCCCAGACCTTTAAAGCATAAGCATAGCCTGAATCGCAATTAGCGGGGTTTTCTGCCGTCCCATTGTTGTGTGTTCTTGAAAAGCTACGGTGTTTGTGGGCGTACCAGGCGTTCTTATTCAGCATCATCTTACCCCCTGCTTTCCAGGTTTTAAAAATCATTTCGTGAGAGTCTTGTATGAGGGGTCCGTACCCTTCAGTTTGGAGTTCTCCGATCACCTTAGTCCACCATTCGTGAGGCATAACCCACATCGAACCTTGCATCGCCATGGTTTCACTAATGGGGGTGTCTTTCATCTCTAGGTCTCTTTCAGGCCATCTCTGTCCGGCAAACTTAACCCCGCCTTGGATAACGAGTTTTTCGTGTTCTACGGGAGGCAAATCCATTACTTTCCACTCAACCGGGTCCAAAAAGAACCTCTTAGCTGTCATAATCCAATTAGATTGACATGAATCGGTGAGAATCTTATCGTAACCCTTGCAGAATACACAGTGTTCATCTGTCCGCAAAAGGAACTCTCCTCTGGCAACTTCTACCCCGGCATTTATGGCTCCCCTCATCCCCCTGTTCTTGCCTAAATGGACATATCTTACTCTTGGGTCTTGTAGTAGGGTAAATTCTGGGTAATATCCATCGAACACCGCTATTACTTCAAGTGAGTCTCCGAGTTCGGAATTTTCTAAAAGGGAACTAATGGTCTTAATCAGAAGCGGGTCTTTCCAACTAGGGATGACGGCTGACAATCTGACTGACATGGCCCATTATATCACTATTCGTAGTAGACGTAGAAAACAAATTCTCTATCAGCTGTTTGGCCTGTATTGGCGGTAATAGTCAAGGTCTGAGTTCCATACAAAGGCTGTTGGAAGTAATAGTTGTTAGAGTCTATGAACACTGATGTAGTCGTCCCTTCGGCGATTGAAGCCTTACTCCATACCGTTCCACCTTCGGAATTGGTTATCTTAGCGGTTACGGTCCCATTTGAGTAATCCATGTTGGGAACAGTAACGGAAGCACCTCTAAAAATTCCATTGATTTCTATTGTCCCTGTTATCACGTCAGCATCGGTTTCGTAGGCAAGAGTAAGTGGTTTAGCTATTCTTTTTATTTTCATAAATTAATTATACCCTAAATGGTTTGTCAATGCTTTTATTTAGGTGCTCTTCTACTGCCATTTTCCATAAAGGAGCGTAGTACTTGTTTCTAGCATTAGTTTCATTGGCGAAATCATGTTCTTTCTTTCTGGTAACTTCGTTGTTAAAAGAATCGAGGATTAACCCTACATTTACTGCCCCAGAGATTCCATCAATAATCCCTGTTCTTTGAAGAGCGTTTAGGGATTGTTTTAACTTAACCTCCGGCAGAGGAGCCCGATATCTTTTAAGTTTACGCACCAAATCCATGTCCATAGTTTATTTTACCATCTAAAAAGCCCCCCAAAAAGGAGGCTTGTTTAGAGGTAATCCTACTAAGACGGAGAAGCCGAAGGTGAGGCAGAAGGACTCTTACTTGGGCTAACAGATACCGAAGGTGACACTGACGGAGATTTAGATGGACTAATACTAACCGACGGTGATACCGAAACCGAAGGAGACACCGATGCTGAGATACTTGGGCTAACTGATACAGACGGTGAGACCGAAGGACTAATACTCAAACTCGGAGATACAGATGGAGAAACTGAGGCACTAATACTTGGACTCACACTAACAGAAGGAGATACTGACGGACTGATACTAACCGAAGCAGATACAGAAGGACTAGCAGACGGAGAGGTTGAACCTCCAACATCAGCAATCCCCTGCCAGGCAGTTCCGGTAGAGAAGACGACTTTACTTAGAGTTGTGTCGTACACCCAACCACCTTCGTTAGCAGTAGAAGCTGTTGGTAAATCTGCCGTTGCTATTTTAGGTAACTGAAAATACTTATCGTAATCAGCACTCGTATCTTTGGACTTTCCAAATATAAAATTTTTGTTTTTAATCAAATTAATTCACCTCCTTTAATAAAATAATTTAGTCCAATTAAGACGGGCTGGCTGATGGACTGGCAGAAGGACTAGATGACGGGCTGGAGCTGGTACTTGGAGAAGTAGAAGCGGAAGGAGATACAGATGGAGAACTAGAAGGTCCAACATCAGCAATTCCTGCCCATGACCCACCATTCGAGAACACTACTTTGTTATTGGTAGTATCGTAGGAAACTCCACCTTCGTTAGCCGAAGAAGCGGTTGGTAAAGAAGCAATAGCAATCCTGGGAAGTTGAAAGTATTTATCAACATCCTGGCTGGTCGCACTAGCTTTACCGAAAACCATGTGTTTATTTTTAATCAAGTTTATTCACCACCTTTTAAGAATTAATAATCAAAACAGGCCAAAGTTTCCCTTGGCCTGTCTATTGAAATTGATAGTTGGCCCCCTTTCGGGATACTTAGTAGGTTGAGTAATAAACCCCTACAAGGTTCTATTGAACGTCTCTCAAGAAGGAGTGTGCCTTTGGTCTATCAGTTGCTAAGTCTGCATACCAGACAATAGCTGCTTCGTAAGCATCCTTACCGGATACTCTTGAAAGCACCGCACCATCTCTATCCATCCATTTCCAGTCTCCCATCTGCATTAGGAACAAGTGTTCCATATCCAGGAAGAAGACAGTATTTGGTTGGCAGTCGATTTCAGCCACCCAAGGAATACCATTGTACTCCAGGGCTTTGAAACCTCCATCAAGGTTAAGTGTGTTGACAAACCTTTTATCAGCGACTACGAGAGCAGCATACGCATCTCTCATGTCATGGTCGGAGATAATCATGCTGGTCTTACCACCATTCTTTTCGACAGCGGTAATTGCAGCTTGAATCAGGTCAAGGTCCATGTCTCTATTAGTTCCGGCATTACTGTCAGTACTAAAAGTAGAACATTTCCACCAAGCGTAGGAATCTCTTGACAAGTTATGAAGAGTTACAACGTAAGTGCCATCATCGGCAATACCTTTGATACCCATCATTTCGTAAGAAGTACCTGCACCATCGGTAGAATTAGCTCTAACAACCTTAGAATTGTCCTCAATGTTTGCATCCAAAGCTGCACTTGCGGTACAGGCAGTAGTACTGTTTACAGTAGACAGAGTTACGTCTTCGTCTTCAACAGCACCAGTAGTTGCATCAACCACATCGACAATTATTCCATCATAGAGATAATTAGTCCCCGGAGTATCCACTGTTAGGGTTGTCCCTGTAGAAGGATCGCCATTGACTAATGCTCTGACAGATGTACCATCGTTCATAAGTTGGAAGTTAATTTCCTTTTTAAGATCTCTGGTAACACCCTGAATTTCAGCGTCTAAAGCACGGACTATTGCACCCTTATCATCACGGGAGGCCTCCATAACCGGACCGGAAACTTCAATTCTCCCACGGTTGTACTTTACATTGCCATAGGGGTTTTTATATTTCTGTTGTCCTGCGGTTGGAAGAGTTGTTTCATCTCCAGCCCCAACGCCTGAGTTTCTTTGATAGTGGGCAGTTAATTGCCAACGACTTCCGGAAACATCTTTTTCGTTACGTTGAACCGTAGTCAAAAAAGCTGAGGAATTGTTGAGCTGTTCTCGAATAACGGGTAAATAATCGATTTTAAGAGCTTCAGCAAAATAAGTTAAATTTTGAGCCATAATTTTTTTGTCACCACCTTTAAATAAACTAACAACTAATAATCATGTAAGGAGGTTTGGGCTTTAGATTCTGGACAGGGCTCTTTTCGATGCTTCTGCAAAAGTCTTAGGGGATTTTTCGTCTGGTTTGTAGTCTTCCGAACCTGTAGATTCAAGATTGTTTCCACCGCCTTTCTGTTTTAAGGCTTGCTTAATCATGTTGTCGGTGTACTCTTTCTCATGGAGCTTCTGGTACATGGTTTCAGGATCAAATATCCTGTTTCCGTCTACCTGCATCGCTGCCAAGACTCTTGAACGGTCAAACTTCGGAAGGCCATTTTTACCATCGTATTTCCCTTCTAAGGACTTCAGTTCAGCTTCAAATTGCTTGTCCTGTTGGTCTCTAGTAAAGTCTTCGGATTTCCGCTTGTCATAGTCCTCGAATAAAGGTTTGACGATTTGTATAATCGCTTCCCTCACATCAGGGTCTAAGTTTTTAGTTAAGTCGCTATTTTTAGCGGCTTCACGGGCTTCATCCTCGGCTTTGGCCTTTACCTCTTGTGATTGGCGTTCTATTTCCGCCAATTTCTGAGATTTCTTGGTGAACTCTGGTAAAAGTTTATTGTACTCATTGAGTACATCCTCTGCTGCTAACTCCCTACCATCGGGTAATCTAAACAACTTAGAGGTCTCCTTACCTTTATCAACCACCTTATCTGACTGCTCGGTATCTTCGGTTTCTGAATTGACCTCGGTTTTATCCTCGGTTTCCATAACCTTTGACCCGTTATCTTGGTCTTTTGGTTCCATATTTTTAAGTGACTATAGCGTAAATCGCTATTTGGTCTTAACTAAATTATAGGGGTTTTTTCTCTGCTGTCAACAAAGACTCTCTTCTGTCCTCAATTTCTTCTCTGGCTTTTCTTACTTCTTCCAGTAATTGCCTGTCATTTAATTGCTGCAAAAGTTCTCTGATATCCATTAAAAGTTCCAGTTCGACTTTGATATGGTCGTTCCCAGACTGAACAACGATTGATTTAAAACTTTCTTCAATTATTCTTCTTGACCTCATAGTTAGATAAAACTACTTTTAGACTTAATCTTTATTATTAAAATTAATATAATGATACTTAATATAATTGGTAAAGTATAGTCAGACTTGCAATATTCCAATGGAGGTTGACCACTGCCTACTCCTAAGACTGTTTGTTCCATATTATGAACCTGTATAGATGGTGTTTATCTCCGTAGGAGTTAATGCTCTGTCAAAATAGGTCACATCATCTACCACACCGTTAAAATAAAATCCTCCCCAACCACCGAATCTACCGATAGCAAAACCCGTCCCCGTAGTTGTAATCGTCCCCGTTACACTAGTAGAGGTGGAACTACCATCAAGGTATTGGGCCACTGTTCCTGCGACAGAATCGTAGACCACCGCACAGAAATACCAGATATCGACATCTACCGTAAAAGCCGGATTATTCCTGTCAGGAGTCAATCCGTTGAAATAATACGATAACGCATTAGTATTTAACACTGCTACACCCACTCCGTTAGACGAATCGTTTGTTGCCCTCATTACTGGACACTGGTAGGTGTCTTTAGAGCTTAATTTAAACCAGAAAGTAATTGATTGGCTGGTAGAAACAAATAGATTCGGGCAACTCGCCTTTGCTAAATACCAGGCATCATCGCCTGTAAAAGATTGAGCATTACCGAACACACCTGTGGTGTCTCCGGGAGTACCAATCGCACCCAAATCATAATTATTAGCTGTTTCGTCTGTACCATCAGCCTCAAGTCTCCAATATCCTTGTAAGTTACCGTCACTCCTTAGTGCTAAACTCTCAAATTCAGTAGGTCCGGCAGCCGCACTTGGAGATATGCTCACTGATGGGCTGACAGAAGAACTAATTGATGGAGAAACCGATACAGAAGGACTAATAGACGGACTGGAAGAAGGTGAAACTGATACCGATGGGCTGGTTGACGGACTGGATGATGGACTGGTACTGACCGAGGGTGATACCGAAGGACTGGTTGACGGGCTGGTACTGACTGATGGTGAAACAGAAATCGAAGGACTTACAGAGGGAGATTTGCTGGGACTTACACTCGGAGAGATACTTGGGCTGGAAGATGGACTCCTTGACGGACTGACGCTTACCGACGGACTTATAGAAGGACTTGCGGACGGAGAGAGGCTTGGTGATGCACTTGGCGATTTAGATGGGGATATACTCGGACTAACGGAAACAGAGGGACTAATACTTGGTGAAACGCTTGGGCTAACACTTGGCGACAAAGAAGACGAAACTGAGGGACTTTCGGAACTAGATGGAGATGTACTCGGAGAAAGAGACACGGATGGGCTTTGAGATGGTGAAATTGATGGACTTGTTGAAGGTGAAATACTTGGCGACAAACTAGGTGATAGAGATGGGCTTAAAGAAACACTAGGACTTTGTGATGGAGATATGCTGGGTGACTCGGATGGTGACTCAGAAATAGAAGGCGATAACGAAGGTGAGGTACTTGGGCTGAGACTTGGACTTAACGAAGGTGAGATACTAACACTAGGTGAAACACTCGGACTAATGCTTGGGGAAAGTGAGGGACTAGCGGACGGAGACACGGAGGGGTTGACCATTGTACCCTCCCCTATAGTTAATAATCCGAAGTATCCGCTATTATCGTATTGGCCCTGAACGGCATGAAAGGCTCCGGGGGAATTAACATCTTCAGCATACATAATAAATCTTACGGCAGTTTTACTCCCAATAGCTTCAAACTTATCGTGTTCTCTTTGGTCGGTTTTTTTGGCTAATGTCATTGTTCTACGAACCTACACCCTGCATTTGTAACTCACCTTTAACGTGGTTTTGGACTATTGCTTGGGTATTAGGAGGTACTGATTGGAACATCTGAGTCTTCATAAAGTCAATATGGGCTTGTGAGTGGTTCATATCTGCCCCTTCGGTGGGAGGTAATTGCTCACCGTTTATCATTTGAGTATTCTCCTGGTCAGCCATGTTTTGCATATCTTCGTTTGGATTAGGTTGGTTTCCTTGTCCTTGATTTCTACCGGCCACTTCAGCGTCGAGGGCGTTTTTCTCCAATCTTTGTTCTTTAGCCTTCGCTGAGAGGTCTTCAATGTTGGCAAATTCCATCTGTCTCAAAATTTCTTCCGCAGGAATGATGCCTAGTTCGCCAAGTTTAAGTAGAGTTTCTCTTTGGGCTTCACGGGTATACCCTAACCACGACCCTATCGAGACAATCATCTCGTTATCGCCTGTAATTATGGTTGCGTCTTCTCGTTTAGCTTCTTCCGGGGCTCCTTCACCAATAACTCTTAAAGTATTCATGGAATTGCCTTCTTCGTCCTTTTCGGGTTCGCTTAATTTAACAATTCTTGAGGTAACGTACTTTTCCGCTACCACATCAAGAATCTTTTTGCCTATGACGCACAAATGACTTCGTAAGGCTTGACTTAAACCAGAAAGGTTGTTGCTTTCTGCCGCTTGGAGGGCTTCAAGAGTCTTGCCTGAACGTGCTCCTGCAGGAAGAGACCCGGTAGAAGCGTCATGGGCACTCAAAACATCCTGATGGTAGTCGTTTAACTCGCCTAAAAGTGAATCTATAGTCGAAGGGAGTGGTTGCATGGGCATTTGAGAGAAATTCCTGCCTTTATTTACCTCAATAAATTCTCCGTGTTCGTTGGTGATGTAGTTTGAAATAGCTCCGGCATCAGCTACAAGTCTAAAAACCAATGCTTTATTAACATACATGATTTTTTGAGAGATTACTCTATCTATGGCCTTGTTTATGGGAATAGCATCAGCAGTCCACGACCTTTGATAGATTTTATTTGGGTTAAGACTGACCTGTAGAGGGTAAAGTGGATACTCAGTCAGATCGGAGTCCTCATCTCGAAGGACTTGCTTGCCTGAATAGGTAAAAATTTTAATATTTCCTTTCTTAGAGTTCTTCTCATCGTCCCACAAAAGGAATTCTCTGATAGTAGACCTGTTTTTGGACTCCTGATTACCTTCTTTCTGAAGAATCCTAGCTTTAATCGAAGACTCAGCCAAGGAATCATCTGATTTAACTTGTTTTCTTGTCTTTTCGTCGTACCTTTTGTCTGCTTTAATGGAAGAAGTGGGTCTTTTAATAGATTTAAATATATATCTGCCTACTAAAAGCCCGTTGTAGAGTTTAGAATAAGGGTCGCAGTAGACATCAAAAGAATCGTGCAAGATGACCTTAACCTGTCCCAGACCTCCTTCAGCATCGGGATCCCAATCAATCTCAATCCAACCTACAGAGGTATTTAATGCACTCTCGGTTTCTCCGGCTATAATTTGTTCAAGGTGAAGTTTTCTAAAAATGTAGTCTAAAGTCTTACCCATTCTACGGGCATTGGTAATGGTATTTTCATCAGTATCTCCTGGGGTTATATCCCACTTAGGTTCTTCTCTGGTAACATAGTTTTTAATCGACCTGATAGCGGATTTCGTGATGTTAATCACCATTCTGACTTCACCTTTTTTCTTAGGGCGGGTCTCCAAGGAGTTAGTCACTGTGTTATAAGAGGCGTAATGATTACCGTCGATAAACATTTGATTTAAGTACCACTCAATTTCACGGACTTCACGACTGGATTTAGCTTCTTCTACCAGAGAGTCACAATAAGCAATCTTCTCTTCCGGTGAGCATTGGTCCCATTTTTTACTTCCGTCTTTATTTTCAATTAGAATCATAATTTGTCTTTAGCGGTTAATAACTTAGAAGCAGGAATGTCATCTGTGTCGAAATACTCATCAGGTTCATCCTTTTTAGGTTCGGGTACGGGTTCTGTATTTACCTTATATTCCGTTATATCTTTACTCATTATCTTTAATTCTAATCTTTCCCGTTCCTGTCTGTTTGAGTGGTCCTGATAAACAATGTAAAGAAAGAGTAAAACGATTATCCCAAATAGATATTCCATGAATTAATTATACATTAATAGTCGTCACCCATCACTTCATCTGCGAAACGCTCAAACATGGTGGGTTTATTTAGTTGTTCTTCAAGTTTAGAATTAAACACTCTGCTGTCAATCTTGGTTTCGGCTTGAGGTTCGTAGGCAATAGACTCAATCATTGACAGGGCATCAACCAAATCATCTTTCTTGGCCCTGGGGAATTTTAAAAGTTGTTCTTCAAGCTCCACCATTTCTTTTTTAATATAAACAGAGCCTCTTTCAAATCTCGGTTGCAAGATGGACCTAATTCTCATCTCTTTGGTCACTTGAGGCAGGGCTTTAATCTCTACTAAGGGGAGATAGATTTTCCTCCGTTCTTCTTCGTCGTGAATCGGTGAGAGGAGTCCTTGGGCCTGACCGATGACTTCAATAGCTGAAGTTAAAGGTCGCCATTTATTGTTTTGGAGGAAGAGTCCTTCCACCATCCCTGCGACAGTGGATTTCTCCTGCTTGGCTTCTTTGACGTACCAATCTCCGTTTGAAGCCACCCCGACGGTGATATAAGCCGAAGAATCAGCTTGCCCTCCCTGAGAGATGGCCGGATCGAGGGCACAAAAGACATTCAAACCTTCAGGGGGTTCATTGTAATATCTAATTTGTGATTTCTTAATAATGGCCTCTTCTTCGTCGATAGGATTGTTGTTATAAAAGCAAGAGTAGATGTAACTCCCGTGGAGTTTCTTTAACTCACGGAGTTTGGCTTCAGTAAATCTTTCGGGGAAGTAAAGTGACCCGTCTGAATTGTGAGCTCCCCGGATATAAAAATCAACTTCGTCTTGCATGTTGTCCCATAAATAAGAGTAGAGTTCGTAATACGACCAGCGAGTGCCGATTAAAAGCATCTTCCCTTCCGGTTCCAAAAGCGAGAGTGACCTTTTCCACCAATCGATGACTTTCTCGGCTTGAAATCTGGTGGCGGAGTTTTCTGCATTTACTAAGTCGTCTCCGATAATAATATCGAAATGTCTTGAGACTAAGTTCCCTCCCACCCCTGCTACAGAAATCGTTGGTTCTCTGACTCCGGTTCTCCGGCCTTTAACGACGAGTTCATTCTCATTCCAACGAAGGTCTTTATCGTAAAGCTCTCCATAGAGTTGTTTGTATTCAGGATTGTCTTTAATATGCGACCCAATCTCGCCTAAGAACTTCTGAGCGTTATCTAAAGTAGCATTGGCAATTAGGATTCTTATCGAAGGGTTCTGAGCGATTAACTGAAGAGTCCAACCAACGGTGAAGAAAGTACTTTTAAAACAAGAGCGTGGGACTTCGATACAAAGGATTCTTTTCTGAGAGTTCTTAAACCACTCCGACCACTCTCCGTGGACATGAGGGACAATTAAGTTTCTTCTTTCAGGGTCTTGCTCGATAATAAACTTGTTGAAGAAGAACAGGTCGTCTAAACCTTTTAACTTTTTCTTCTGTAAGAGGGCTTGATATAATTCGAGTTTCTCATCCATTTATAAGTAAGGATATCACCTCAGTTCTTTTCATGCCGAATTTTACTTTCAGACCTTTAGACTTAGCCAGTTTTAAAAGTTGAGGAAGTTTCATTGAAGCTAACTCAGCGTTCTGGTTAGGTTCAGAGGCTTCACCAGAGGTCGTAGAATTGACGATTTCTTCTTTGAGGTCAGTAATATCAACTAGAGGAGTGTTTTTAAACTCAAGAGCTAACTTTGCTACGCCTTCCTCTACTGGTTTAACTTCTAAAGGTTTAAAAATAGTAATTCTGCCGTCGTATGTAACTTCGATAGGATTACTTGTTGGATTTTTTAGGATTCTTATCATTCTTTTTTTTAACTGTTAAACTCACGCCTGAAAGCAAGCCGACTCTGGGACAATCTTTGTTTTGGCACATCCCCCAAACTCCGTTTAATTCAACGTGCATTAAAGGACTTTTACAGGAGACACAGAAGATTCTACCAACTTCTTTATCATTCGTCATTTTCTTCCTCCTTTAACAAATCTTTTCTTTTAAAGGTAGAGTTCTCAGCGGTGGGAACTAAAGTCTTGTTGTGGCAATTAGGACAAATCTCAATCTGATCTTCATTTAAGACATCTAGTTTATAAGCACAGGTTTTACAAAATTTCATTTGGCCTCCTTCTCATTTCCAAACTCATCTACAAAGTACTTCTTGCCTTGATACCAGAAGGTCTTTACTTCAGCCTGCTTCATTTCGCTATTCTTGGGCTCAGGGATACCCATGGGAACTACATTCGGAACCTCGGATTTTAAATCATTAAAGATTTCTAACTTCTTCTCAGAAATACTCTCAGAATTTTTTTTAGAAATTTTATCAGGGGTCTGAAGAATAGCCACCACAGAACCGTAACGGGTTAATTCAACCGGGAGGGAACTCAAATACTTCCCAGGTCGTAAACAAAATTCTCTTACAGTAACATTCATAAACAATGTTACAGCAACTACAGCAACAAGTCAAGAATATCTTACAACAGTTACAGTAACATCTTACAGTAACATTCTTTTTTTATATAAATTTTTTTAAGAGTTTAAGAGGATGGTATTACCTAAAAATAAGTTACAAAATCCCATCGCATACCCACCCCCCCTATACTTCATACTGTATCATTTAGCTTT